CTTAGGCTAGATGTTGATCCAGTAGTTCCTTCTATTTGTAATGTGTTTGCAAATCCACCAACTGTATTATTTCCTCCACCAACAATAGAAACTATATCATTACCACCATCAACAAAAAGCATATTAGCTTGATTATTTGATTCAACTCTAAAGTCTACGTCTGTACTTGTTTCATTAAATACAACACCACCTTCAAAATTTACTGCACCATCAAACTGTCCACCATCTGCTTTACTCACAGTGTCTGCGGCACTAAAGGCATCAAAAACTATTATCTCAATAATATCATTTACTGTGGCTCCAGTTCCTAATACGATTGCTGTGCCACTTGTAGATGTGTAGTCGGCATCACCTAACTTTACACCATTTTGATATACGTCAACAAAGTTGGAGTCTGTGTAACTTAATGTTGCACCTTCTGCACCCGCGCCAGAAAAACTAGTTTGACTAGCTGTAGCAGTATAAGTGTGCTTTCTTCTAACTCCAAATTGTGGACTGACTCCTATGTACGGCATTGTTTATATCCCTTGTGATTCCACAAATGTTTTATAATTAGCTTTGACTGTATCTGTCCACACAGCATTAGCTACTGCTTGTACTTCACTAGCTTCTTTGTTCATGTCGGTGTCTGTGTGTGTCCACTTACCATCTTCACCTTTTGATGAGGTACATGGTTGTAGAACATGACGATGTCTTGACCTACTGATTTCTTTGTCATCTTCTTTTATCACCGTGTCCGTTGCAACTTGTATGTTCCAACTGCCAACGACCTCGATCTTTTCGATAACGGCTTCTTTTGTTATAGCCATTTTTTACTCCTTTGTTTTGTTATTGCCATTTTATCGTCCTATTAATCTTATTTATTATGCAACAGTATATTGACCAGCCGCTCTGAGTTGTTTGCCTGAATAATTAGCATTTGACGCACTTGCATTTAAAACACTTTGAAGAGCCATGTTATTTGAATTTCTAATGACAACTAATGTATCAGTTCTTCCAGAGTTTGTTACTGTAATACCTCCACCACCAGTATTATCACCACTATTTTTTGCAGTAAAAGGAAGTGAAAGTTTCAAATCATTTCCGTTACTAGTTGTTGGAAAAACAATACCGAACTCAAAGAAAACTTGATTTCCAATTTTAGTGTAAGTAGCAACAAAAACAGTTATTGATAAGCCTGCACCTGACGTATCTGTAAGAGTCCAAGTTCCTTCTTCATAATCCGAGATCTGATTTGCTGAACCAGTGCCACCTAAGAATACACCACTTGATAGGTAGAGGTTATTAAAAAGTGTAGTGCTATTACCAAGACTTGTTGTGCCACTACTTAAACTTCCACTATTGTTTGTAGGATAAATTTCACCAGCACCAAACCTAAAACCACTATGCCCACTTACAGAACTATGTATAGTTAAATCATCACCATTAGCGGCAAGGCTTCCTATAGAAGTGCCATCTTTCTGTAAATCAATAATAGCACCATCACTTGTAGCTCTATCAACTGTTAGAACTGTTGCACCATCTTCATCAATAGTAATGCCATTATCAAACGTACCACCATTAGTCTTGCTTACTGTATCTGCCACACTGAATACGTCATACACAACAATGACAATCAAGTCATCAGCACTAGCACCTTGTGCCAATACAACAGACGTACCACTGGTACTTGTATAGTCTGCACTACCTAGCAATACACCATTCTGAAATACATCTATGTAATTTGTATCTGCATAAGATAGAGTTACACCCTCGCTACTTGCACCAGTAAACGTAGTCTGACTAGCAGTAGCAGTATAGGTATGTATTCGTCTTACTCCGTTGCTTGGACTTGTTCCTATATATGGCATATTTAGTTCCTTAACTTGGTTTTGTTGGGAATGTTACATTACCTAATGTAGTTCCATCCCAACTCGCAGTTTTATTATTAGCAGGTAAATCTCTCAAAGCTTGTCTATATGTTTTCCAAGCATCTGTCATTGTATAGTCAGATGCCGACATCCAATCTGTCTCTTTTAACAACTCTTCTCTTTGTTTTCTTAACTCTGCCATTGCCACTATACCACCATCAGCTAATGCTGTTTGTATCTGTGACCATGTCACACCAAATTTAGACGTATCAGAGGATTCAATAGCTATTCCATTTGAGTCTTCGCCAATAACTTTTTTAAACATAGAGTTAAATTCAGTTTCATTTGTAGGTATACCTCTCATAATGAACTCTGTTATCCCTATAGCATTAAGTGCATCTACTACCAACATATTACTCATTTTATGCTCCTATCTCTATACAAACCATAGAATCAGTAGCATTATTAATAGATGAAAAGTTATTTACAGAACCACTATTATTTCTAAATAATAAAGTATAAGTACAAGCTGAAGTTGTACTTGGTGAATCTAAAAATGTTATTGGACAACTACTTCCAGATGACCCATTAGTGTTCTGTTGAATAAATCCTGCAGTAGCACTACTAGCTAAATTAGTTGTTGAACCTCCAGAAATTTCTCTTTGCAAAGTAAATATACTTAGAAAAGCACCACTTAGATACACAGAAGTAGAAATCATAACAAGTATTTTGCTATTTGTAGCAGACGGAGTGATTGCTACAGCCAAACCTGTACTACTGAAACTCCCTGAAGTAGTTATGGTTTGAGTATTATCTACAGCAGACTGAGCTTGTAATAATTTACCACCACCTGCATTAACTGGCACTTGTGAAAAAGTAACAGTTCCACCATCTGCAATGCTCAAAGCATCATCACCATCAGTAAATTCAACCAATGGTGTTTTTAAACTTGTTGATGCAGTTGCATTTGTAGCTGTAAGATTTGTTGTTGTTACAGTATCTAAGCTAACAGACGTAGGAAATACTGTTGTTATTTGATTGCCAAGATAACCCATTATGTAATCTCCATAATAGATAATGTGGCATCAATCTTAGCTGACACACTACAGTCAATCTTTAGTACATCTGTTGTCTGCATTACTACCTTGTTACCTGATAATATCTCTAATGATGATCCTGCAGGAATTGGTGCATTATCAAGTAGCTTCACTGTTTCATTTGTTTCTGTGTCACTGGTATCTGATACCAACTGAACATCTACTGTTACTTGACTAGTATGTACGTTACAAAGAACTAAACCAAGAACTACACTTGTCGTGCTACTGGGAACTGTATAGATCGTAAGTGGTGTTCCTGCACTTGCAGGCATTGCGGCATTTGTTTTTACCTTAAAAGTATTTGCCATTATTTACTCCTTATCCTAATGCGATAGCTAAAGCAGTAGCATCATCTTGTGTTGCCGCTCCAATATCATTTGCTAATTCTGTTACACTTCTACCTTCTATAGTTGTGCCGTTTACTCTTAGAAAATCATCATCAGCAACACCTGATCCAAAGGTAGCAACATTACCACTAGATATACCTGATGTTGGTATCTGTGACGTAAGTGCTAAAGTTCCTGCAGTAGCAGGTAGAACAACAGATATATTACCTGAAAAATCTGCATGAGCAGGTGCAGTTAACTGTGCATAATGTGCATTACTAGACTCGCAATAAAATCTTACATATGATTGTGAACCACCATTCTTAATTGATATTGCACCTTGAGATATATCAACACCAGTTGATCCATCTATTCTAACAACACCACTCCCATTTGGTGTAATAGATATGTTTCTATTGCTAGATGACACAATCCCATGAGTTACTACATCTAAATTACCACCTAACTCAGGGGTGCTATCTGAAGACAAATTACCAAAAGCACTAGCCGCTTCCCAACCAGTTGCTTTATAAACTTTTAATTGATTCTCAGATGTATCATAATATAAATCACCTACATCTAAAGATGAAGATGGTGCAGAAGATGCCACCCTATATCTAGCCGCAAAATCATTTATACTAGAAACATTACTTGCTACAGTATTTACATTAGTAATGTCAGTAGCAACAGTTGATATATTAGAAATAACTCCTGAAGCATTCAATGTCGCCATATGACCTACTACAGTAGAAGTACCTAAATTACCCATAGCTGTTACGTTAGCTGATGTTCCAAGAAATCCCATATCTTCTACAACAGCAGATGTACCAAGCAATGCCATATCAGCTATAACATCACTTGCTCCAAGCAAAGCCATAGCACTTACATTGGAACTTGTACCAAGTAATCCCATATCTTCTATTACTGCTGAAGTTGCAAGTAAACCCATATCTTCTACTACTGCTGAAGTACCTAATAAAGCTATAGATGCAGTAACATCAGCTAAACTTTGCACAGCAGTTATAGTTGGTCCTGCTTCTGCCGCTCCAGTAGTAGCATTAAATCCTAATACTGTACCTTTTCTTGATGCAAGCAATGGCAGTTCCATAGATACAGCACTATCAGAATCTTGCAATCTTATTGCTCGTGAGGCTGAGTCATTAAAATCAGACTGTATTGCAGTCACAGTATCCAGTTCAGTATTTAGTTTTGATATTTCAAAAGCACCTGAACTTGGAAAGTCTGTAGTCCGTGACAAAGGAATTGCTCTAGTGATGACAACAGTACTGCCACCAGTAGCACCAGTGACAGAAGTAGTTACAGTTCCAGTAGAACCATTGCCACCACTAACAGTAAACAAACTTGTATTACTTGTACTTGCATCAAAAGTACGAGCAACGTTATCAACAAATACATTTAAATCTGTTGATCCAGTAAAAAACACAAATGGTACAGCAAATGAGGTTTGAGTTGCACCTTGATTTACTGTGTAACTTATTCTTGGGGTATTTGCACTTAAAGCTATAGTCATTAAAATCTATTCCTCAGTAATCTATCTATATCACTTTCGTCTGTATCTTGCAACATTCTTCCAAATTCG